TATAAAGTAGAAGAAGACATAGATAGATTGGAGAAGTTATTAGTATGAAATACAGTAAAGAGGATACACTTGAGCTTGAAGAAGAATTAAAGCAAGCTAAAAAGTTTTCTAAAATTTGTGATTTAGAAAATTACCATAAAATGCAGTATAGTAATTCTGCCGAAAGAGAAGCAACTAGACTTATAAAATTAATAAAACTAATAGAGCTTACAGATACCGTAGAAGATTATTTAAACGGTCTTGTTTTAGTTAATGGTAAGTTTGTAGTAAGTTTAATTAATGATACATGGAGAGTTATACACAAAAATAAATGGTACAAACATAAAAATGATATTAAGCATTTTGTGGATAATTATATATATAAAAGGGTAGTACTATGAGTATATGTGGTGAGATAGAAAACGTAAAGAATGAGATAAAAACACTTGAAGAGTTGATGGAAAACGAACCTAAAGATGGATGGAACGTCTGTAGTAATATATCTGTGATAGTAAATGCTTCTATTACATCAGCTAAAAGAAGACTAAAAGAATTGGAAGCCGTTCAATGATGGAATTAGCTCTTATCAGAACGCTGATGAACAAAGAGTTTTACGAGAGGCACAAAGGTATACGATGTCCAGATAAGATATTTACTAAAGATGTAAGAAAGATTAAACAAGCCTTAGACTACGCTATGATTAATTATGAAAATAGCTTGAGTCCTACCGACCTTGAAGCTATATTTTTCTCTACTAATCAGTCCTTAACTACATCTAACAAAGAAGCATATAAAACTTTATTTAAACGATTATCTAATGAACAACCTATGAATGACAACATAAGTGAAGACGTATTGTCTAAGTTGTTTCAGCAGGTTGTAGGTGAAGAGGTAGCTAACTTAGGTTTTGACTACGTTAATGGTACAGTTAATACGCTAGAGCCTATGCGTAAGATACTGGATGCATATCAAGATGACTTTACACCTAATCTAAAGGTAACATGGGAAGACATATCTATTGACACATTACTTGATGCGGCAGAGATACAATCGCAATGGACGTTTAACATACCTAGTCTAAAGCGTAAGGTTCAAGGCATATCAGGTGGACATTTTATCATTGTAGGTGCTAGACCTAACACAGGTAAGACATCCTTTCACGCCAGTCTTGTTGCTGCACCTGGTGGCTTTGCCCATCAAGGAGCTAAGTGTATAGTCTTATGTAACGAAGAACGATACGATAGGGTAGCAGGTAGATATTTATGTGCAGCATCCAGTATGTCCTTAAAAGAAGTCAAAGAAAATAGAGCATTAGCAGCATCTCGCTACAGCCCTGTACACGATAACGTTAAAGTAAAGGACAGTATGGGTAAGGACTTAGCTTGGGTAGAAGCTATTGTTAAACACAACCAACCCGACATAGTTATCTTAGACATGGGTGATAAGTTTGCACCTAAGACATCTGATAAGTCAGATATATATCTTAAAGATGCAGCAATATACGCTAGGAATATAGCTAAACAATATAATTGTGCAGTCATATGGATGTCTCAGTTAAGTGCAGCAGCAGAAGGTATAGTGCGTGTAGATCAATCTATGTTGGAAGGTAGTAAGACAGGTAAGGCAGCAGAGGCAGACCTTATGGTTCTTATATCTAAAAATTCTCCTGTTGTTAATGAGGGTGCAACAGAACAAGAAGAAGATACACAAAGGCACTTAGTGATAGCTAAGAATAAATTAACGGGTGGATGGCATGGCACTATTCATTGTAACTTGGATGGCAATCGAAGCCAGTACTTGGTGTAAGGAATTAGTATAATGGAAGGAGATGTTTTTTATTTTGAATACACTTACAAAAAGAACCTGCAAAGATTGTAAACTGACAAAACGTGCCGATTGTTTTGGTGTTGTTGATCGTTCTGGAAATAGAAGAGGTGTTTGCAAAAGTTGTTATAGTTACAGCAGGAATCCAAATGCTTGGAATAAAAACGTCATAAGAAAAAAACTATACGCTAGAAATAAAAGATGTTGTTCCATGTGTTATAAAATAAAAGACTTATCTTTTTTTCCGAATGATTATTCAGGTAGAGTATATAACAATAAAAAATCTTATTGTCTTACTTGTGCATACAGAATGAAAAATGATTATGTAAATAGAAATAAAGACAAGAAAGTTAATTGGAATAAAACTTACCGCACAAAAAACAAGGATAAAATAAATGAAAAATTCTATATATCACTAAGAAACAATCCACAGAAAAAAATAGCACATTTACTCAGGACGGGTGTGAATAAAGTCTTAAAAAGAAAAGGTCAAACTAAGGTTGGTAGTGTTACAGAATCTATAGGTTGTTCAAAAGAACAACTTGTGAAGCATATTGAAGATCAGTTTTACCCAAACAAAGAAACAGGAGAGTTAATGACATGGAGTAATCACGGAGTTAATGGTTGGCACATAGATCACATAAGACCTCTGTGCAGTGTTGATTTAGAAAACCAAAAGGATTTTGCTGAAGTAAGTTGTTATTTAAACCTGCAACCTCTTTGGTCTAAAGAAAACCTTTCTAAAAGCGGAAGATGGGATAAAGAATGAGACTTATACTTGACGTAGAGAATACAGTAACTAAACGTGGTGGTAAGAAACACTTAGATCCTTTTGAGCCTACTAACCATTTAGTACAGGTAGGGTTTAAGAACGTAGACAGACCTACAGAACGCTTTATGCTTACCTTTGACCACACTGAATACAAAGATCAAACAGGTGCTAACTATAAGTTAGTACAGCAAGCGTTAGACGAGACTACCTTACTCATTATGCACAACGCTCAGTATGATTTAATGTGGCTTTGGGCTAGTGGATTTACATATGACGGAGCTATATGGGATACAATGTTAGCTGCATATATTCTTGTACGAGGTCAGAAGTTTCCTCTTTCATTAGAACAATGTGCTATCAGAGAACACCTACCTTTCCAGAAGGATGACACACTAAAGACTTATTTTAAAAAAGGTTACAACACAGATGAGATACCCCTTAATGAACTAACGTATTACTTAGGGTGTGACTTAGATACTACGTGTGCCTTGTATGAACACCAACTCAAGAGCTATGCCTTAGATGAATCAAAAGGTATGACTACTGTAAGAGATCTTACGTTCAAGGTATGCCAGACACTTACTCGTATGTATATGTCAGGGTTTAAAGTAGATAGAGAAGCACTTGTACAAGTACGTAAGGAGTTCGAAGAAGAGAAGGCTGACATAGAAGAGCGGCTACACCATAAAGTTAAAGAGTTGATGGGTGACACACCTATAAATTTAAACTCTCCAGAACAGATGTCTCAAGTTATATTTAGCCGTAAGGTAAACAACAAGAAAGAATGGGCAGACTTGTTTGAATATACAAAAACTCCTGCTGAGTATAAAGATGCAGTAGAAGCGAACAGTAAAATAATAAGAAGAACTAAAGCGTTTACGTGTCCTGTATGTAAGGGTGACGGCAAGACATATAAAACCAAGAAGGACGGATCAAGGTTTGCTAAACCTAATAAGTGTGTTGATTGTACAGCTAGAGGCTACCAACTTAAACAGTTAAATCATTTAGCTGGGCTAGGCTTCACTGCTCCAGGAAAAAAATGGGTGAGTGCTAATGGTTTTAGTACATCAAAAGGTAACTTAGAGACACTAATATCTACAGCTAAGAATAGAGGTATGACTGAAGCTATAAACTTCTTGACAGATCTTAAACGTCTGTCTGCTGTATCGTCTTACCTATCTTCTTTTGTTGAAGGTATAGATGTCTTTACTAAACCTGATAACTTCTTACACGTAAACCTGACACAACATATTACATCTACTGGTAGGTTCTCAGGGCGTAACCCTAATATGCAGAATATGCCTAGAGGTAATACGTTCCCCGTTAAGAAAGTGTTTATCTCTAGATGGGATGGTGGGCAGATCCTAGAGGCTGACTTTGCTCAATTAGAGTTCCGCGTTGCTGCTTTCCTCTCACAGGACCCTGTAGCTATCGCTGAGATCAATACAGGCTTTGATGTACACTCCCACACGGCTCAGGTTATCACAGACTCAGGACAGCCTACAAGCCGTGTGGAGGCAAAGCAGCATACGTTTGCACCTCTCTTCGGAGCTACAGGATATGGTAGAAGTAAGGCTGAAGAAGCGTACTACATACAGTTCATTCAGAAGTATGAAGGTATAGCTGCGTGGCATCAAGAGTTGGCTGAAGAAGCATTACGCTTTGAGAAGATCACGACACCTAGTGGTAGGCAGTATGCTTTTCCTGGTGTAGAGCGTAGAAAGAATGGTGGGGTGTCTAGCTTCACTATGATTAAGAATTACCCTGTGCAAGGCTTTAGTACTGGAGATATAGTACCCCTTGTATTAATAGAGCTAGAAGAAAGACTAAGTAAGTTACAGTCTTGTCTAGTTAATACGGTGCATGACTCAACAGTAGTTGACGTACACCCAGAAGAAGTACCGTATGTTAAGTCTATAATAGATACACTTAATGAAGATCTTAATGATATTATAGAAGAAGCATATGGTGTAACCATGAACGTTCCACTACTTTTAGAAGCTAAAATCGGACCCAATTGGCTTGACACAAAAGACGTTTAATGGTATAACTTAGGTTCATTTTTTGACAGTAAAAGGATATACAAATGTCAGACATAGCACTCGTACCTAATGAAGGTACATCAATAGCAGAAATGATGGGCATACCACAAACAGGTAGCACATCTTCAACAACGCAGTCTTCTTTGGCAAGCCTCAGTGTCTTAAATGATGCTATCATGGGTTTAGTTGAAGTTAACGGCAAAAAAGTTAAGACGGAGATAGTTCCTGGAACTTCTTTTAAGTTAAGAATTAATGAAGACAACATAGTGTACAGTGACACTGTAACAGTTCGTACTTTTGCGATACGCCAAAGATGGTCTAAATGGTTAGCAGAAGATGGAAACTACGTTAAAAGTATTATGGCTAATGACCTTAAGGCTGACTTAAAAGACAGTAAAGGTGGCTTTAACTGCGGCAGACCTGCAGGTTACGTACAGGACTTTCACTCTTTAGCGGATAACATCCAACAAGCTATGAGATCTTCACGAAGAACACAAGTTATACTAGGTATGCTACAGTTAGATAACCCTGTAGATATTGAAGGTAATATTGTTCTGGATCACACGGATACATGGTTTCCCTTTGTTTATGAAGTAAGAGCAGGTGAGTCTATTAAATCTATAAACGAAATAAATAGCAGTCTATCACGCGAGAGATTGTTACCTATACAACATACTGTAAAGCTTACAGGTGTAGAACGTATAGGTGCTAGTGGTAAACCCTATGCAGTATTTGAAGCAGCCTTACATGAACCCTGTGATTTACAGGAAAAAGATAATGAAACGCTGCGTGACTTTATGGATTGGATTAATAAGCAGAACCAGTATGTATTAGGTGAGTGGGATAAGTTTAATTTATCTTCAGATACTTTTGATGCAGATGATTCTGCGTTAATAAACTCTATGGTAAACGTAGAGGAGTCTGTATAATGCATCCAGCAGAGCTAAAAATTTCTTTATTTCTCCAGAATGCTCTTGCTGGTAAAACAACTATTACTGAAGAGGTGGCTGATAAGGTCGCCTCTGATGTAAAAGAAGCTGTGTTTAAACAGTTTTCTGGTGGGCCTCGTGATAAGTTTAGACTAAGAATGTCTAACATAGGAAAGCCTAAGTGCCAGTTGTGGTTTCAAAAGAACAACCCTAAAGTAAAAGCACCTTACCCACCAAGCTTCTTAATTAATATGATTACAGGTGATATTATTGAGGCTGTATTTAAAGGCTTACTTAGGTCAGCAGGTGTGACCTTTGGTGATAACGATAATGTAGAGTTAGACTTAGGTGAGCTAGGTAAAATAAAGGGTGAGTACGATATGATATTAGATGGAAGTGTAGACGATGTTAAGTCTGCCTCTGATTATTCATACACCAATCGTTTTGAATCGTTTGATAGACTACAATCAGATGATACATTCGGTTACATACATCAACTTGTAGGTTACGCAGTAGCTTCAGGCAAAGACATGGGTGGCTGGTGGGTTGTAAATAAAAAGGATGGCGCATTTAAATATATCTCAGGTAGTACAGTAAACCAAGAAGAAATAATGGAGAGTATTAAAGATAAAGTATCTTACATAAATGAGGATAAACCTTTTGAAAAGTGCTTTAAACCTGTACCTGAATACTATAGAAGAAAAGCATCAGGTAATTTAAAGTTAGGCAAAGCGTGTGGTTGGTGTGATTTTAAAACTACGTGTTGGAAAGAACTACAGAGACTACCATCAAGAGTATCAACAGCTAAAGTAAAACCTATGGTTGATTACGTATTAATAAATGACAATGAGGAAACAGTTATATGAGCAATACATTTACAATAGAAGATAAGTCTTACACAGAAGAAGATATGAATGCAGATCAAAAACGATTATTTAACACCATATTAAATATAAAAAGTGAAATAGGGTCAGTTAAATTAAAGTTTGATAGCTACGACACCTACGCTAAAGT